TAAACAACCGTGAAGATTTGAATGAAGTTGCATTTAGTAAATGTAATGAAGTTTTGCAAACTCTTAATGGTAAAACCGATGATGAAGAATGGTTAACAAAAGAAACAGAGAAGTGGGCAAAAGACCAAGCAGTATACAATGGTATTGTAAAAAGTATTTCAATCTTAGAAGGTAAAGACGATAAGAATTCTAAAGATTCAATACCAGAAATTCTTACAGAAGCATTAGCTATTTCATTAGATAAAAGTGTAGGGCATGACTATTTGGAAGATGGTGATGATAGGTGGGAATTCTATCATAAAAAGGAATCTAAAATTCCTTTCAAAATGATTATGCTTGATAAGATTACTAATGGTGGCATCTCACCAAAAACTCTTACAGTATTATTGGGTGGAACAGGAGTCGGTAAAACATTAGTTAAAACTCATTTGGCTAGTCAATATCTAAGACAAGGAATGAATGTTTTATATATTACTATGGAAATGGCAGCAGAGAGAATTGCTGAAAGAGTTGATGCAAACTTAATGGATGTTGAGCTGAATGATTTACACCTGATGCCTAAAGATACCTTTGAGAAAAATCTCAAGGAAATGAAAATTGGGAAATTGGTTGTTAAGGAATATCCAACAGCTGGAGCTCATGTCGGAAACTTTCGTGCTTTGATTAGAGAGTTGAAAATCAAAAAAGATTTTACATCACAGGTTATTATTTTAGATTATCTAAATATTTGTGCGTCCAGTAGAGTTAAGTGGGCTGCAAATATGAATACCTATATTTACATTAAGTCTATTGCTGAGGAAATTCGTGGGTTGGCAGTAGAGTGTAATGTTCCTATCATTACAAGTTCACAATTGAATCGGGAAGGATTTTCTAGTTCTGATCCTGATTTGTCTAATACATCTGAATCATTTGGTTTACCAGCAACAGCAGATTTAATGATGGCTATTATCGCAAAAGATGATGGAGTTGGTACTAACAATCAAATCTTATTCAAACAGTTGAAAAATCGTTATAGTGATATTTCGTTGAATTCAAAATTCTTGGTGAATGTCGTTAAGAAGAAAATGAAACTATATGACATTGAGGAAGATGACCAACCTGCTCTGGCAAATGATGGAAGTAACAAATTCTATGAGAAAAAATCAGATGCCAATACAAGCTCAAATCCCTATACTTTGAAGATAAAACCATCAAAAAGACTTGAAAAGTCCTATGATGATTGGAATATATAAATAGTATTATAACTCACAAGGAGAACTATTATGCAAGATTTAACGATTTCAGATGGCTGGTTTGATAAAGATACTAAGGAAAAACCTGTAATGAAGACATTATGTGAACATCGTGCAAATACTACTACTTTGGATTATGATGTAGGTATTGAATATTGCAATTTTTGTGGTGCTTTAGGGCATTATAGTGTGGATAAAGACAAGGTTGAGTGGAAATTACCCGAATTTCTGGTAAAACAAAATTATAACTAACCTTAAAAGTCTTATAAATATAGAGAATAGTTAATTATAATAAAGGTTAAATAAATGAGTAAAAAAGTTGCAGATATTTTTTCATATGTAAAAAACAATACTATGATTACAGATGGTATGATTTCTGGTGTTTCAGCTAGTAAATTATCTGGTACAATTGCTGACGCTAGATTTCCAGCTACATTACCAGCATTGGACGGTAGTAATTTAACTGGTGTTACTGGAAGTGGAATTAGTAATTTGGTAGAAGATACTACCCCACAGCTCGGTGGCACATTAGATTGGAATAATCAGAAATTCACTAATCATATTTTACCATCAGCAAATGATACTTATGATATAGGTTCAGCTGAATTTAAGATTAGGGATATGTATGTTGCTGACAATACAATTTACATGGGTGATAGTGCAACTATCAAAGCTGAAGGAACTGCTATTGTTGTTCAAGATTTGAAAACGGGTGATTTACATTTAGACAATACAAAGCGTGATGGTAATAGTGTTGATGGTACAAAAGGTTCTTGGACATTTCAAGAAGGTGCTGAAGATATGTATCTTTTGAATAATGTATCAGGAAAGAAGTACAAGATTAATTTAACAGAGATTTAATTATTATATGAGTAAAGATATAAAAGAGATGTTTGCGGAAGTAGCAGAGAAAGCAGTAAAGGAAGATAAAGAGGTTGGAGAATATTCTCTATTGAGTAGAGTATTAGCTACAAATATTGACCATTATAAATTGTGTCCGTTTCGTTCATTGAACGTGGATGATTGCCCATTGTGTAAAATTGGAAAATGAGAACTATGAAACCGTTTAAGAAATTTATTGCTGAAGCATATGATGTTCCTTTAACTACAAACAAGGAAATTGATAAGTTTAAGAGTAAATTAGATAAGAACGCTTTAAAAAAATTATTAAAGTTACTTAAAGATATGCCAAATAAACTTCCACTTCCTATGGTTGGAAATGAAAAAGGCTATGTTAAAGCAAGATTTTCTGGTGGGCCAAAGAAAAGACAAGACATTCAGAAACGTATTGAAAAAATAGTTGATAGATGGAAAAAAGCAAATAAGATTAAAGGTAATATTGTAGATACAGGTGATGGTAGTCCTGGCGTGTCAAATAAGGGTGAAAAAAAAATAGACAAACAGGGAGATGTTGCTGAAGGAGTTTTTGCAGCGATGATATTTATGAAGTTTGCAGACAAGTCAATGACAGAAAAAACATTAAACAAAATCTTATATAAACTAAAATTAAATAAAGAAATTAAGGCAACAACTACTGATAATAAAGTAAAAGATATAATTAAACTTTCTATTAATATGGGCAAAAGACCATTTGCAGATTTGATTAACCCAGAACTTGAAGAACTGAGAAATGAAATGTTTCTTTCAGCTAATGCGTATACTAAGTCAAAAAATGTAGAGAAATGGGAAAAGTATTTTAAATCTAATGGTATTTTGGATGAGATAAAAGTTGTTGCTGATGGATTGTCTGATCAAAAGAAAACCAAGACTGATATATATGTTGAAGTCAAAACTTTAATTGATGGAAGTACTGTTGTTAGAAAACTAAATTTGTCACTTAAATTCGGAGCAGTTGGACAATTCGGACAAGTTAGTGGTTCTAAGTTTTCAAATTTTGTTGAACTTTGGGACACTTTTGGAATTGATATATCAGGAATAAAGACAAAATACGAAAACCTTGTAAAAAAAGGTAATGTTACTGGTGCTATTAATTTAGTATATAAAACTGCTCTTAAACAATTTAAGAATGATTTTTCAACTAAAACAGAAGATATGAGTTCTATAACAAACTTATTTAAAGCTATCATCAATCATGCTACTTTAGGTGAAAATATAGAAATGGTTCATTTGAATAAGGGTACATTTGAATCATATACGTTCAAACAAACAAAAGCAAAACTTATATCTTTGGCAAAAGCACATAATTTTACAGCAGAACTTATTGATTCTAAGCCTAGAGATGGTGGTTTTGTGTTACCAAGAATTAGGATTTTAATGGATGGAAAAGAATTTTTGCAAATTCGTTCAAAAGCCGATAAGAAGAAAAAAGGTCTTTTTTATGCTAGAAACTATATAGAAAAGAAAGAAATGTTCGGGCATATTTTCAGCCATACAAAAAAAGAAAAATAATTATTTGAGGATTTAGATGAAAATATATAATGAGCAGGATTTTATTGAAATAATTAGAAAGGATTTAAACCCATTAACCTTTGAGGATTTTCTTCAAACAAAGCAAATAGGTATTTTATGGGATAAATTCAAATCTGATGATATTAGAGTAATAAGTTTAAAGTCCAAAGACAATTTTTATAAATGGTGTTATGATTTTATTCATAATGATGAGCCATTGAAATATTACTTTAATAAAAGATTGTCTTATAAAGAAATTAAACCTGTTGATATTGTAGAGATTGAAAATAATTCAGTTAAACAGAAGCCTAATAATGTTAGGTTGATAAGAAATATAAATCTTGAGAGTATTCTTGATTGTAAAGCATTTGATGGAATGAGTATCAAAGTAGCATATAAGGATGCTTTAGAAAAAGGTAAGATGTGTCGGTTTTTTACAATGCCGTCAGTATTTAAAGACTCATATAAATATGATTATGAGGCATTTACTGTAACAATGAAAACTATAACAGGGCAGATGTCAATTTTTAGTCCTGTTATATATAAAACTTTATTAAATGAGACTGATAAATATATAGAAAATAAAAAACAAAAAGTTCTTATTCCATCTGCATCTTGGGCAACACCTATATTAGCTACAAAGGATAATACAAATTATTCATCATTGCATATAGTTGATGTTCAACCAGAAGTGTTAAAAACATCGGAAGAACTTTTTAAACATATTCATACTGGTGGTTTGTTTGATGGCTCACCTTATGAACTAAAAACATTCTGTACACCGTCAGAAAAAATGACGGATGTTATAGATAAAGAATATGATAAAGTTTTCTTTTGTCCCCCGTATTATGATTTAGAGTTGTACGGTGGAAGTGAATTACAGTCAACTTCTTTATATGAAACATACGAAGAATGGCTTGATTTGTATTGGAGAAAAACTGTTAATGAATGTAATAGTGTTTTAAAATCTGGCGGATTGTTTTGTTTTGTAATGGGTAGACTTTGTAGAGGTTATGAGATGGGTAATGATATGAGAAATATTGCTCAGGAAAAATTTAACCTTATTGACGAAATTAAGATCATGCCTCCTAAAGAAATTACTAAAAACAATATGCACCTTGAAAAATATGAAATATGTTATCTTTTAAAAAAATAATAAACGAAGCAAAGAATACGCACATGGAGCACCTTGAAGATGAAATCATCAACAATGGTGTTAAGGGTGCGAAAACAGCGATAGAGTTTTTAAATTCACTCAACGATATGTTGGCAGGTGGAAAGAGTAAAACTAATATCACTGTAAAGTGGGATGGAGCCCCAGCAATATTTGCTGGTATCAATCCAGAGAACGGAAAGTTTTTCGTTGCAATAAAATCACTCTTTAACAAGACCCCCAAAATTAATTATACAGACGCAGATATAAGTGCGAATCACGGATCGGGTGGGCCTTCAGATAAAATAAAACTTGCATTGAAATACTTACCCGAACTCGGAATAACTGATGGAGTCTATCAGGGTGACATTATGTTTTCTAAAGGTGATTTGAAGAAACAAACTATTGATGGACAAAGTATGTTGACTTTTGGGCCTAATACTATCACCTATGCTGTACCCGAAGATAGTGACTTAGCTTCTCAAATGAGAAAAGCACATCTTGGAGTTGTATGGCACACGAAGTATACAGGAAACAGCATTGATTCATTATCTGCTTCATTTGGAGTATCAGCAAGTGATTTTAAGAAAACCAAAAATGTTTGGTTTGACGATGCATACTTGAATACTGCAAACGCAGCTACATTTACTTCAAGTGAAACAAAGAAACTTGAAGGAAAAATAAATCAAATTAAAGGTGCAGTTTCTAAAGCAGGGAAGTTCTTAAACCTGTTGGCAAAAGAAACTGCTGATAATTCTAAACATGGTCTAGCACCATTTATGAAAATCTTTTTTAATACTAAGATTCGTGCTGGTGCAAAGATTGCTGATACGAAAAAACTTGTTAAAGAATTTGAAACATATTACATGGATAGGATGACAAAGGAAATTGATTCAAAGAAATCAGATAAAGGTAAAAAAGTATATCAAGATATTCAGAAAGAATCTAAAAAGACTTTAAAGAAATTCAAAGACGAATTGTATTTCACTATGGCTACTTACTTGGGTATCCTTGATGCAAAAGAAATGGTTATTAGAAAGTTGGAAACAATTAAAGGTATTGGAACATTTTTGAAAACACCTGATGGTTTCAAAGTAACAGCTCCAGAAGGATTTGTTGCAATTGATGCTAAAGACGGTAGTGCTGTCAAGTTAGTAGACAGACTTGAGTTTTCTCATGCAAATTTTACCATCGAAAAGGACTGGTAAGGAGAATATTATGTTAGAAGATTTATTAGAGCTAAGAAGAATACTAGATAGATTTATTGCCAAGTATCAAACACAAGACCAATATCGTTTTGAACATGATCCTAGAATAGTTGAAGATATAAGAGATAGAGATTTCACTATTAATGGTGATGATAGATTAACAGATATAGGAAAAGAATTATTAAAACTTAAAGAAAAGGAAAGTAATGACGGAAGTGGAGAACAAGGAAGTCCAACAGAATGGAGAGGAAACGACATCTATTAAATCCAGATTTTGTAGAAAGTGTGATGCACAAGTAAGGTATCAATGTAAGTGTAATCCACGGAGTGCGATGGCTTGGCAAAGACGAAATGTATTTCATATGGGCAAACGATATAAGGGTAAAGATGCTTGGGAAAAAGTTCATAATACTGAATATAAAGGGGATTCAAAATGAAAGCTTTTAAAAGTTTTATGTCGGAAGGCAGTAAAGAAGAGTATCAAAAGTTCTTTGATAAGAAGTTAGCTAAGTATAAAGTTGATAGTCCAGAAGATTTGTCAGACGAAGAAAAGAAAAAGTTTTTCAATGAGATTGACAAAGAGTGGAAGGGTGATAACGAGAAAGCAGAAGAACTAGTTAAAGAATTTATTAAGAAGGGTGGAGAAAGACGCCGATGTGCTGGTGGTGATGGTCGCAAAAGTAAAAAAGTTAAGACAGAGGAAGATGAATCCGAAGAAGAGGAAGAAGAATGAAAAACTTTAAGACATTTATAGAAGCAGTAGATAAAGATATGGTCATTGAACTCAAGTTGTTTATTGACAATGATGCACAACTATATAAACAAAGGCTTATTCCTATTGTCAAGAACATCCAGAAGAAAATGAAGTCTGGAAAGTATGACCATAAGAAAGCTCCTAAACTTTGGAAGTATCTTGTAGATGATGGTGCAAAGAAATATGCAAAAGAATTTCCTGGCGTTAAGTTTAACAAACAGGAAAAGGAAGCAGTTGCACAGGAATTTGCTGACGAATACAAAGACGAAATCGAAGCACAAGATGGAGAGATGTTCTAATGAAAAGTTATAAAACCTTTATGGAAGCAGGTTTTGGTAAGTACTCTGATAAGATAGATAAGAAAAAATTGATGAAGAAGTACAAAGAGAATGAAGACAATAATGCTCATACAGAAAATTATCTTATGTTAGCTAAGTTCTTTGGTACAGAAGATGAAGTTGATGAAGTTAAAAAGATTATGAAACGTAGTAAATCCAGTACATCCCAAAAGGATATGGATTGGATGTACAAGAATATTAACAAATACTATAAGAAACTAAAATGAAAAACTTTATAACATTCTTAGAAGCTAAAAAGGAAGCTACCTTTGATGATATAGTTGGTGGTAGACATTCATCAATGCATGGTGGAGCACAGATTGTTTCTAAGGTTGATGGTAAAGAATATGTCTTCAATTATGTTACAGACAAAAGTGGAAAATGGGAAGTAACTAATGAGAAAAACGCAACGGCGATTGCAGTTTCTAAAATGGCAGGCAAAAATCTCAAGAAATCAAAGGTTATAAAAAAATGAAAACATACAAAGAGTTGATGACAGAAGCCTCATATTTTGATATGAGTGATATAGAGGATTGGAAGAAAGAAATTGAGAAGGGTATTAAAGCTCCTGTTGTCCATATCCAGATATCGACTCTTGGTGGTGAAGATAGAGTTTCATTGATGGTTAAATTTTCTATGGACAAAGAAGCAAGTAAAGGTGGTACTGAATGGCATAACTCCCGTCACGCAAACTTGAGAGTTGACCGTGATGGTACTCTGGAAATGTTTCAGATGAGTTATAAGTTTGACACAAAAAGATTACGCAAGTCAAAGATTAAATCCGCAAAGGATGTAGTTAAGAAAATAAACGATTGGATTAGTAAAATAAAATGAAACCATTTAAGCAATTTATCAATGAGGGTAAAGTCCTTGGCCAAACTTTAACAATATCAAGTGCTCCAGATAAGGCTCATCCAAATTCGGGAGATACAACAATTCTCAAATGGGGTAAGAAGACCATTGATATATTCAATTTACCTAATGGTGCTGGGAAACTGGAAAAACTAATTCCAAAACCAATTGTTAGGTCAAAAGATAAAGATTGGGAGCCATTTATTATACTTGCAATAGGAATGGGGTTATTATAAATGAAAACATACAGGAAATTCATAAACGAAGCAAAAGGTAATACAGCTGTATTCTCTTTCGGTAGGATGAATCCCCCTACTGTTGGACACGGCAAACTTATTGCTAAAG